CAGGGCTTATGCGCTTTCAAACAGGTTTTCTGTTTTGGAATCACAGGCTGGCTATTCGGTAGATCCCGATGATCCCGATTCCGTCCCAGATTGTGACATGATGGGAAAGGTGACTCGCAATTGTTGCACACTTTATTTGGAAGACGGTTCTTTTGTTCATGGAATTATGGTCAAGGGCACCACTTTGATGCTCAACCGTCATTTCTTTTGCGTGAGAACCGCAGATGGTATTGGATACATGAATGAAGGAGATGTTTTCTTTGTTGACTTCCCAGACCGCGATGCGCCAGTTCCTGTCGTTTTCGAGAGGAAAAGGTTGTCCGAGCGAGAGATAGGGAGTTCAATAGCCGATTTGGCATTTTACGACCTGCCAACCGGCGGACCCAATACCTTTGACTATTATTCGGACATCACCAAGTTCTTCATTACCGATGCGGAGCTTGCGAGGACAGTTTCTATCGGAGACGCCACGCTAGTGGGTTCGGAAGATGACCGAGTCATAGGCCGATCGGTCGGGTTGACTACCCGTGTCGAAGAGCATGTCAACTGGGACAAGCATATCGCTGGAGCCGCTAATAACATAGTTAGGGGCTCTATCAATACTGTTGTGCCAACTTTCTGGAGATACTCAGAGACCAATCCTGGGGATTGCGGCAAGATACTTGTCAACGATTCCAAGCAAGCCAGGATCGTTGGTATGCATGTGTTTCTCCGGAGGGAAAAGACAAGTGGACGATGCAATGGTTTATCTATGGTAATCACTAAAGAGCGACTTTTATCTGCTCTTGGAGAATACACTAGCCCAACCGCTGAATTGTCTTACCAGATCTCTGATGTGACTTTGGACTCCAAGCTTGTCCGATGCGGTGTCGTGACGGACATGCCAGTGGGCAATTTTGAACCCATCGGTTTTGTCTCCAAGGGTGTCACAGGTGCTTCGACTACTAAACTTCAGCTCAGCCTCATAGCTGATACTGACTCAAAAGTGGTCGCTGCTTGTAAGAAAGTTCCTGCTATTCTTAGCTATGCAGATCCGCGCATCTTGGGCAGGTTTGAAAACCAGAACCAGTTCCTCACCCACAATTGTGGAAAGAACGGGACTACAGCGAAGGGTTTCAACCGGCTACATGCTTCTACAGCCATGGAGGACTTGTTTAACCAGTACACTAGTACCGAATTTGCCTCTCGAGCCCCTTGTGGACTCTTGACCGAAGATGAAGTAATCAACGGTGGCGGCAGGTTCACCAAGGTTAACAAGCTCAACATGAGCAAGAGTGCTGGATACCCATTTACTAAGGAGACTAAACATCCTGGTAAGAAGGGTTTCTTTGTTTTCAACGACGAGACCGAGCTTTACGAGATACGTTCTGAAGACTTTCGCGCTCGTGTTGCAAAGCAAGAAGAGCACATGATGAACAATGAACGTCCGGCCTTCATTTGGATGAACTTCTTTAAAGACGAGTTGGTCTCTAAGAAGAAGATTGATGAAGCCCGGACGCGTGTCATTTGTGGATCACCTCTTGACTACACGATGC